CCAGGTGTAAGCACATAGGTTTCGCGTGTTTGCGTAAAAATCATATCGCCCGATACTGACCATGAGGCCAGCATTTGGACTAATGCGTTCTTACAATCGGCAGCATCTTCAGCCGTAGGCGTTTCCCCCGCACCTACTTCCTCAATCAGCCTTAACGTGTCGGTGACTAACTCACGAACCGTGGTCATTAGTTACCAGTGGTTGATTGGAAGTAAATCGTCGCCGAACCCGTTGCAGTAATGCAGGCTAGGTTTGTATCGTTCGGGTTTTTGCTGAAAACTTCAATCGCGCCAGGGGCTAAAAATCCGTCTGAAGTCGTGGCATTAACGGAAGAGCTGCCGCTTTCCACAAATACGGGAACAGTACCGGCGTTATAGATACGAACATATGCGGCATTCGCAGCGGCTACTGGGTAAGCGGTGCGGCCAGTCGAGGTGGTGCAAGCCAGCGAGGTGCTAGGCGTATTTATATTAACTAGGCTTTGTGCATAAGCAGGCAGCGCCAGCAGTGCCATAAGCACGAGGCTGTACATAAATCTCATAGTGTCTCCAAAGAAAACCCCCCACCGATTAAGGCAGGGGGTTACGGGGGTTTCTTAGCTCATCACGCGGCCAACTGCGGCATTGCCACTAAACCGGAATACGGTAATGGTATGCGAACCAGCAAGCGGTGTTACTGGGGCAGCAGTGGCATTTACAAACTGGAATTGCACCGTATTGGCAGCGCTTACACGCGCACCAACCAAGGCAACACCAGCGGTCAGGCCAGGGGGGTTAACAATAACAGCATCACCAACCTTTACGCCAGGAACGGTAACGCTTTGCTCAACTGCCGTAGCGGCAGCCACTTCAGCCGGTGTAACGCTTTGGGCAATGACTGACATTGCAGCGACGTTACCAGCAATAATACCTACACTCATCTTGAAATCCTTTCAAAAGAAAGGTGGGCAGGGTTTTTAGGCCCTACCCACACAATCGTTAAGCAGTTGCGCGGACAGCCCATTCAGGACGGGTCGCAGCCAAACCACCCAAGAAGTCAAGGCGGAGGATCAGCTTGTCAGTCAGAACCGAGTAGTCACGGATGACGCGGATGGTCATACCATCAACGGTTTCCTGTGCAGCCATATCCAAACCTTCCGGCAGAACCAGCGGCACGCTAGCCATACGGAAAGCTGACTTGTGATAGAACAGCGATTGCTGGGCAGCTTGCGAAGCAACACCAACGAACACCAGCGCAGCCTCATCAGCAGGCAGGGCCGATACGTTTTGCAACGAACCTGAAGCCGAGCTGTAGATGGTGGGGCTGATGCTCAGCGTTACAGTGTTACCTGAAGTTTCCGTTACGTTGGCCGTTACGGTGAACTGTTGCAGATAGCCAAGGTCTTGCTTGGTGATCGGGTGAACAGCATTCACGCCAGCGATGGTGAACACCATGCCCTTCGTGAAGGTTGCGCCTGATGCTACGCCATCAACGCCCAACTGGGTCGCGCCGGTTGCAGGCGTCAGCACAGAGGCTTCAACCGCAACGCCGGTAACGTCCGTACCGTTGGTTTGAGTGTAGATCAGGTTGTTCGTCAGGTAGTCGAAGCCATCTGCCGTGCCCATGTAGCCCTTGCTGTATTGTTGGGCGATTTCATCCGAGCGTTGGAATAGACCTTTACGGGCGTTCACTGCGCTGCGGGTTGCACCAGGCGACAGAAGCGCATAACGACCATCCAAATCTGGGCAGGCCATTTCATTGATTTTCTGACCAGCCGACAGCGACAAATCCGTGTCGAATACGGTTGTGCCAGCCGAACCAACCAATTGATAGGTTGCTTGCGTAGCTTGCTGCAAGAAATCCTTTTCAATGTATTGGGCCATCGAGCTAACAGCGGGTTCCAAAATACGCTTGGCCCAGCTTTTCAGCGATAGGTCTGTAGCGATTTCAGATGAAGTCAGGGCAATAGGCACAACCTTGCGGGTGTTGAGCGTCAGGGCGACCTTTTCCTCAACCACATCCTGAATATCGGATGTAATATCGGCGTTGGCGGTCGGGATGAAGCGGGCAGGCTTGCTGATGTAAATCGTATCGCCTGAGTTGTAACCGTTCTTACCGGCCCAATCGCTTTCATCGGCCTTATCAATCGACTTACAAAACTGGGTTTTGTCAGCCAGCATCTTGGCAGCCATCTTAGCGATGACGCCAGGTGCATTTTTGAGCGTATTAACTGAGTTAGGCATAATTATTTCTCTCTTTAAAAGTGGTTATTTGGAATTCAGCCACTTCATCAACTCGTCAGGCGACTTTTCGTGCAGCGAGGTGTTAGCCTTCGCCTTGCCGGTCAGTGCGCTGGGTGGTTGGTTGGGGGCCGTTACAGTTTTTTTCGGGGCCGACGCGATTTTGTTCTCAAGTTTCCATAGCGTTTTGGCTATTTGGAGTGGGTGCATCCCCAGCAGGCTTTCCATCAGTTCTGGGTCTTTAGCCAGTTCGTAGGAAAGTGCGGCCATGTTCTCTGAATCGAACATGACATCACGGAAAACTTGCATCTCTAAAGAGTTTTGCTGTTGCGGTGTCAGGTCTGCGATAAACTCATTCAAACCATTCACTACCGCATCATAATCAGCGTGTTCCTTGCGAAATTCAGCTTCCTTAGCCTCAAAAGCCTTCTGTTTTTCAGATAGGGTCTTTTGATATTCGATAGCTTTCTTTTCAGCATCTGCCTTGGCTTGCTTTTCGGCGATTTCCTTGTTCGCCTCATACTTGCCTTTGGCAATCAGGTACTCTTCAGCAGTTTCAAAATCTTCCTGCTTTGGTTCACCGTCAGATTGTTTCTTGGTTTCATAGCCAAGCAATCTATCCTGAGCTTCTTTCAGCAGTCGTTCCGTTTCCTTGGCGCGGGCCGTTTGACGAGCGATGCGTTTTTCATACGCATGGATCTTCTTGGCTTCCTCGCTTAGGGCTTGTCTCTTGTCAGCGTCATCACCGTTTTCTGGTTTATCGACCTGATCATCAGTTGTTTCGCTATTAGCGGCCTCAACAGTAGGGTTATCCAGTTTAACGTCGGTGGATTCGACAACAGCCGTTTCGCCCTCGGCAGCAGGGTTATTATCAGTCATTAAAAGTCCTTGAATACAGCCGGATTTGAAAGGCCCGACAGTCGCCTTATTGCCCCAATTGCTGGGGTATCTGTTCAACCGCTGGGGGCGGCATCATTTGCTGTTCGTGATGGCCTATGAGTAAATCCATAGCCTCCGATACATCGTCAAAATTACTTTGTAGCTCTGCAATTGTTTGCATCAGTGTGGCAATCGCAACCTTTGATTCTTGCTGGCCTGCTGACTGCATTTGCATCTGCTGTACCTTAGCCATGGTTTCGGCAGCCTTGATTTGTAAATCCTCAGCCTTCAGTTCCAATTCCTTGCGCTTGATTTCCTTATCAAACTCTGCATCGCTATTCTTAGCGGCAAGGGCCTGTTCCATCTGCTGAATGACAAGCTGCATCTCTTGGATTTGTTGCGATGCTTGTTGTAAAGCCTGCTGTGATGGGTCGCCGTTATCATCCTGATACTGGGGCGGCATGGCCTTCTTGATACGGTCAGCAATGCGGTCTGCACCCTCTACATCCAGTGATTGAATGATGATATCGCCAGCAACTTCCATCAACCTTGGGTCGGCTTTTGATAGCTCTGTCAGTTGGGCAGCCGCTTCTTGGCGCTTGGTGGCATAGCTTGGGCCTACAACGCATACAACGTCGTATTTGCCTACCGAAGGATCGATGGGGATAATCTCACCACGAACGCCAGGCGTAATCGGCATTATTTCTTCACCAACCTTTAAGGCAGATTGGTTAATCGGTACGTTCTTTTCCTCACCATCGTCGCCAATAATACGGACGATTTGGGCACCAGTATAAACCTTCGGGATAAGGTCAACCAGAATGCGCCCAACTTGGCGGATAGATGTTGCTAGGTTGTCAACAAAGTGGAATGTGGCGTTATCGCCTTCTTGCTGACGGGCAATAATGGCCCTACCCGATGTTTCATTCCCTGCACGGCCTAGGCTTGCATCGAATATGCCCAAGGTGTTCTTAACGCCCTGAATAGCTGACAGGGTTTCTTGGAACATGGCAGCCGAACCTTGCGGGGGCTGCTGACGCTGCGGCGGCGGTGCAATCTGGCCGTTTTCCAGCGTTACTAGGTCATACTCAAGAAATGCAAACGTTTCATTGTTGGCGCTTGCCCATTTATCCGAGTGGGTCTTAAACGAACCTTTGGCCCCGATGTAGGGTGCTTTAGGCTGTAAGGCCACCATTTCAGTATTGGCACTAATCCAGTAGTTAACCCGCATTTGTGGGTCAATACCTTGGTGGATAAGCGAATAGAAACGACGCTTGCCATCAAAGAATACTTCTTCGCCGTAAACAGGAACGATGGGGATATAAATTCCATCCCAGTCGGTCTTTTCCAGCACTTCAGCGCCGGTAAGCTTGCACCACTTAACGCTAGGTACTCTGGCCGTGCGCGTAGCTACCGGCTTAACACCTTCAGGTACATCCTTTAACGCCACTGTTTGACCATCAGGCAATAGGGCAAGTTCTACATCGGTATAAACCTTGTAGAAATACTCAGCGATAAGGATGACTTCCTCATCACACCACGTAGTGCCGTTCTGCTTAAAATCCTGCCATGATACAGGATTAGCTTTCGGGTATTCTTTCTCGAATTGCTTGCGGGGCAGCTTGTCGTAAATAAAACAATATTCCCAATCCGTGCCATCCATCGACTGTGCATTACAGTCAGGAACAACCGATTGGAAGTTCACCACGCGATCAAGGTATAGCTCTTGCTTGAATGATACATCGTCAGCGTAGCGCTTACCTACCCGCAGATAGCCATATCCACCCTGAATAGCGCTCTGTGCGCCTGTGTCGTACACGTTATCAGCGTTTGACTGGTTTTCGATATTGCGCGTCATCCCCTTCAGGATGCGGGCCGTTTCCTTATCAGCTTTATCATCAGCGGGAAGTACGTTAATCGCCGGTCTGGTTTGGCGGATATCATTCAGGACTTGATGGATAAACGGCAATAGCTGGTTTTCTTGGAGGCATGGGCGTCCTTCTTTCTCACGCCGCGCCCGTACCGCATCAGGCCATTGGTTTACACCAAAAGCGAATTTGGTATCAAACTCCGCCCTGTCGTATTCCTCACCCCAAAAGCTGATGGCTGTCGTAAAGCGCTCTTTCGCTTCCGCCAACAAAGCATCGTCGGGGTTTTCCTGAGTTGTATTTTCTTTTGCCAATTAATTCATCCATGAGCGCGAGGACGGTCGGTAAACCATCTTCTCGGCAGGCTCTTCTAAAAGTTTACCTTTGATTTTCGAGGCGGCTATCGCTGCATAGCGGGCAGCATCAGCACCATCACTCGCCCAATCATGTCGGGGCTTGTCTTTAAATCTTTGGCGCTCTTCATCCCATTCGTAGGAATAGTTCTCTAGCGCCCTAATACCCTCGGCGCATTTCTTCTCATCAAACACGCTGAAGGCGATGGTTTGGCGTACTAATTCAATGCCAGGGTTTATATCCGTTTCACGCGGTAGGACTTGGTTTTCCAAGCCCATTTGGCGTAACTGGATGCGGACGCTCTCGCCCCGTATGTTCCCAGCCCCACCGTCATGCGGTAAATAGTGGCCATTCGCCATGTAATTATATGGCTTTGCTTTCACTATGCTGACGTAATGGCCTAATTGCTCACCAGAATTTTCGTAGTAGTCGAGCCAGCGTAATTCACGCCCGACGAATTGCAGCCACCAGATCGTGGTGCTATCCCCATAACCCAAATCCCAAGCCGTAAAGACTTCATAGGCTGGGTCATAAGGTACAAAGCCTATCCGCTTATCATCCCTTGCCTTTGCCATCTGCTTGGCGTACACAGCGCCATTCTTACGAATGTCTGGCTCACCCTCCCAAACGTGGGCATAAGCCTCACCGTCCGTCTGTTGCAGCTTCAGGCGCTCTTTATTCAGAACATCGGGGAAGAATGGATTATCCCGCCAGCTTACCTTCAGGGATAGAATGTCATCATCGTTATTGGCTACAAAGCGCCTATAGGTCGGGTCGTTCGTGTTCTTAACGTTGAACGTTACCCAAATCTCTGAACCTTCCTTACGGATGGTAGGGATTAACAATTCCCATGAATTATCAGATACGTTCTCGGCTTCCTCTACCCAAGCCCTATCAGCGCCCTCTAGGGATTTAATACCCGTAACGTTATGCTTAAGGCCAATAAATAGAAACTCAGTGCCATTGCGGCCACGAATGGTGCTTTCAAGGATTTCATAGAAACTCTCTAGGCCATGATCGCGTATCAAGTCTGCCAGTAGCTTGTGTACCGAATCCTTGATGGACTTTTGAAACTCACGGGCACATACAATTCGCAGCGGTTGTTCCATGCCCTGTATAAGCAAGGCGCGGGCTACGTTATGGCTCTTGCCACTACCACGGCCACCATAAAATACCTTGTAACGCTTAGGCTTGAATAATCCCTTGAATGCCTTGGGAATGACTATCTCAGTCATCAGTCCCGACAAACTTAACCGTTAGGCTGTGGTTGATAGGCGGCCCGTCATCTGTACCTTGGATTGATTGCACTGACTTTCCATCAATGCGATCGTAAACTTCCTTGTGTGCACCTAAGTCACCAGCCAGGGCCATCTCTAATAACTTTGTTCCCAGCTTTTCTAGCGCAGCTACATCATCCCCATCACCGTAGGCTTTTAAGGCGCGTGTTAATGCAGCCTTTACCTTGCGTGTTTCTTGTCCGTTAGAACCGGATGGATTACCGGATTTACCTTTTTCAAATGGCATATTGCTAATTTTCGCTAACTTATTGACGGAGTTAGCATCCTCAGCAGCGGATTACGTACCGCAGTTACGGCTTTTTAGGCGTTTTATAAAATCTTGAGTAACCAAAAGTTTTTGATATCGTCAGGTAGCGGCCATAAGGTAGTCTTAGCGCTAAGGAGATCGTGGTCGGCCAGCCGGCTTTTCTTGTAAACTTGAAACCAGTTTTACCGGCAATACGGCTACCGTCTAAATTCCATACCAGCCCGATGGATGC